TTTGCAACAGGTACATTCTTCTTACCGAGAGCAACACCCAAATCAACAATAGCATCATAGATAGCCTCGGGAGTAGCAGCGGTCACAGCGGTCAACTTTGTACCAGCACCAGCAGCATACTTTGCATAAGCATAAGCATCAGCGGCAGCACCAACCTTGTTAGCCTGTGCAACTGCAAACTCATCAACAACGGCAATATTAGTCTGTGCCTTGTCAACGTCCTTAACCTTATCAGCGAAATACTTCTTAAATTCAAAAGTCATTTCAACAGGTGTAGTATCAACATCGCCCCATTCAATAGAGCCTTCATAATCCTTAATATCACCGCCATCAACACGGTTAAATACAATGCTTGAACCGGTCATTTCAGTAGGGGCAGTAGTAATCAAATCAAGTACGGAAACATTTTTAAAAGCCTCTACAAGGCGAGTTTCCCAAATCTTTCTAACAAAATTCTTTGTAGCCATAATTTAAAAATCCTTTCAATATATAAAATAATAATTATTTCTTCTTACCCAAAACGGAATCAAAATAAGCGTTGATTTGTTCGGGAGTCATTGCGCCCAATTTAGCGGGGTCAAGTTCACCCTCCAAATTGCCGCTATCGGGTTTATGAGATTTACCCAATCTTTCATCAACAACCTTCTTAACGGCTGCACTAAATGCAGTCTCCAAAGTTTCAAGATTCTTTGTGGTTGCTGCTTCATCTTCACCAACAAAGAAATTAACCAAATCAACGGGTAATCCCTTTTCGGTTGCAATGGTCAATGCCTTATTGGTCAAATCCTTTCTAACAGATTCAGCCTTCAGAGCCTCAAAATCAGCCTTTAACTTTGCAATCTCTGTATCTTTCGGGTCAGCATCGGGGAAACGCTTCTTGTGTTCCTCATCAACCAACTTTGCAAGATTGTTATTTTTCCAAGTTTCAAGAGACTTTGTAAAATGTGAATCGTTAATAGGCTTTAACAATTCCTTACCTGCATCAGTTTCAAGAAACTTGCTTACACTGTCAGCATTAACAAAGCCAGCGACATAATTGTTATAATCCTCTGTACCTTCAAAGGATTTCATACTTTCAATAAGTTCATTAAATTCCATAGTTATATATCTTCCTTTCGCCCTTTAAGTCCTAAACTGTGTAGCCCTTAAAGTCCTAATTAGTTTTAATTTTTTTGATATGCCGTTTGCCCTTTAAGTCCTGCATTGTGCAACCCTTAAAGTCCTAATAAGCATTTATATATAAAAAACACCCTATACCCACATAACGGAGCATAGAGAGTTAAGACAAAATTATTTATTGTTTTTCCACTCATTGAATGTTTTATATTCAATATTCTTGTGGGTTTCATTATCTGCCCTTTTACCGGGTCTGTAACCATCGACAATAGGCACATAGGCACATTTACAGCAAGGATGCGCCGGATTTTTCGGAGCATCGTTTAAATAAAATTCTTTGCCGTCCATATCAGCACAATAATCACAAGTATTCTTTTCAAGTGTAGCCATCCACATAACTTTATCAACTACACCGGAATTTTTATATACATCTAATTGAGCCTCATTTACAACCCTTGCTAATTCAGTATTAACAAGCCTTGTAGCCTGATAAGCGGTAACGCCGAAATCATCTTTAATTTTCTTTGCTACCTCTCTGGGTCTTTTGCCGATTCTGATACAATCCAAAACATCTTGATAAATGCGGTTTGCTAAATCATTTGTATTGTCCCATACACGGTCTGAAAATCTTTTTCCATCTATGGTATCATTCAAAGCACGTCTAACAAATTCCGCTTTTACTAAATTAAAGTCAACAGATAATCCGATTTTAGCGGCTGTCTTTTTAAAGGCTTCATTATATCCACCCTCCAGCACACTATTTAAAAATGCAACCTCTGATTCATTCATACTGTTTAATGTCAAGGTCAATTCTTCTTGAATACTCAAAACCATAGAATCAGATAGCATAATTGCGCCGTTGTCATCCATATTATTTAAAAGAATGACGGCGATTTTCTCTATTGTTTCATCCTGCGATTTTTTAAAGTCCTTTAACAGTTCTTTAAGTTTTTTAGCGGTCTTATCATCAATATCAGATTTAATTTTTACAAACTCATTCATTCAGTAGAGCCACCGCCACCAGAGCCATAAAAAGCACTATTCACAACATCAAGGTTAATTGCCTGTGAATTTTCCTTTTCCTTTTTAATTCGCTCTAATTCAATCTGGGGATTCTCAATAAATGGTAAACGCTCTAATTTTGTTTGATGGCTTACAATATCGCCTAATTGGTTTACCTCATTGATTCTGCCGGCAATATCCATAGGAATATCAATGTTTGCAGCAATCTTAATATCAGTGAAATCATATGTAATATTCTCTGAAATATAGAGATAAAGACAAATGAACTTTACACGGTCATAAAGCACATTTAACACGGGATTTAAAACCATATTCACACGTTGGTCAAGTCCCGTCAATCGAGATTGCAGAGCAACACCGGAAATATTGCTTGATAACTTTTCATTAAAATCAATGTGACCGCTTTGTGCATATAGATTTTCTTTAATCTCTGCTAACTGGTTTTTAATGGCTGCATCGTTAATATTCTTAATTAACCATTCCGGCTTTGCATCCTTAAAAGGATAGAAAATAATACCGGCATCTTTATCCTTTACAGCCTTTACCATTTCTTTTGTGCTATCACTTGAAACGCCATTATCACACATAGTAATATAAGCATTCTTAAATTCAGAAATTAAACATTGCTGATTTGATACCAATTCATTATAAGCATCATTCAGAGATTTAATTTTTGTGTAAATGGTTTCTGCATCCTCAATTTCACACATAGAAACGGGCATACATTGAAAAGGATGTGTTTCTGTTTTATCCTCTAACAATAAATTATCTTTGTAAATTTCAATAGTGCCATCGGGATAATAAACATTGTAATATTGCCCGGTGTGGTACTTCTTTTGATAGAAATAAATAAAGCGTTCAATATTTCCATCCTCATCCACATAAGCAATAGAATTTGAAGGGTTTAAAATCCTTTCACTTAATCTACCGTATTTATCAAAGTAATAGAGAATAAAACATTTACCATAAATTTCTAACTCACGCATAATTTTTTGGTCGTGGTTTAGGTCGTAATGCTCAATGGCTGCGGAAATGGCTTTTTCTAACTTAACATTGCCGCTTTTGCTTGCATATGAAACAGGCTTATTCAAAGCATAGGCGATTTCTTCACCGATAAATTTTGAAATCCAGTTAATATGAATAGCCATATCACCCATATCAGCACGGATTTTAAAAACACTGTCATCATAAATTAAGTGCTTACCATCATAATAATTTTTCATTGTCTGATATGTAGGTTTCATAGCATTATATTCAGTAATCATCTTTTGTAAAAGTGTTGAATTTTCCGTTTTCCCTCACATCCTTTCATTTAAAAATATCCAATATCACGGAATGAAACAAATTTATATGTACCGCCCGTTGTGACCTGCGCTATATTCTGCACGGCATCTGCAAGGGCATCTATCATATCATCGTGTTGTGTAAATGCAGTACCCGCAAATTCTCTGATTTGCTCAATGGCTGCATAGTCATTTTCATTAAAAATAATTCGTCCCATATTTATATCAGGAATAATAGCATCAATGCGGCTATCCTTATTCTGAACACGGGATTTATTGATAATGGTTAAAGGTCTGTTTTTTAATTGCGGGTGATTGCTGATAATCTCTTGAATTTTGAGAACGTCAGCACCCATATAAACATTCTTTTCTATTGATAGAGTGTTTATATCAGTGTATTTAACCAACAAATCAATAACTTTGTTTATATAAGAATCGTAATCCATTTTATCAATAATGGATTTACGAGCATATTTAATTGAATGTCTATAACCGTTTTTATCGGTGTAAACATTATTACCTTCAGATAAAATACAAAATGCGTAATAGTCCGATTTCTTTTTATTTGTTGCTGCTGGGTCAACAGAAAGAATAGTTTTATTGAATGGGATTGATTCAATATCCATTTCGGGAATTGCTGATAGTGAATGAATACGCTTTTCACCCAAATTGTAAATATCGCATTGATACTCTTTCTTGAATGCAACGGGATTTTCTAACCATTCCTTGAAAAGTTGAAAACATTTGAATTTATCCCAGATAACCGGAAAATCCATTTCATCTTTATTATCAAAGTAATAATTTTCTGCATCTTCAATAGCATACTGATTGTTAATATCGGATAGAATTTCTTTTACTTTCATCCAGTGCGGATTATTACGGAAATACAAATCAATATCATCAATCGGAATACACTTTTCAATGTGCCTTTTCCACGTCACACGTTTTAAAAGTGAATCATATAAATCATTTACTTTTTGCACTGTACCCAATGCGATAACGTGATAATTTTGTGATTGCAAAGCCTTTAAAGCACCTGTATCAAATCTTTCAACAACTGCCTTTCGCCCTTCTTCGCTTTCAAGTTCTTTATCGTCCTGCCCGTCATCCTCAATAAGTAAACCAATACGATAGTTTTGGTAGTTAATACCTCTAACATTGGTATGAGATGAAACGGATTGAATTTTAACCCTTTGCGGTTTTAAATCAAGTTCAATTTCGGATGCATTGTATTTTAAATTCTTGTTTATGTATTCGCCAAAGCACATTTTTAAAAGTTCGTTTTCTTCAATCTGCGCCTTTATATCTTCAATAAAGTTATCTGCTCTCTGTTGAATGCTGGATTGAATCACAATCAAAGGATGAATGCAATATAAGGCAGTCCAACACACAAGAGGAATATTTATTGTAGCCGTCTTACCAAAACCACGAGGCATAACGTATACCGTGTTCGTGTTTTTCTTGTTTAGCATAGTATCATTCAATTCATCCCAGATTTGATAATGGGTTTTTGATAACGGAATCTTTTCGCCGGAATAATCAAATAAGAAGTCGTGCAAAAAGAATTCACAAAAGAAAGAAAAGTTTTGTTTTCCCAGCGCATATGCTAAACCGTGATATTCAAAGATTGTTGATTCACCTTTTAAGAATAATGCTTTTGCTGTTTCTTCATCGTACATATTGCATAAGTGCTTTAGAACGATGTATTTATAATCATTTTCGGATAGTATGGTTATACCTCCTTTCGGTCTTAAAAATATGGTGCGAATTTTTTTGATACTCCCCGCCCATACCCGCCAGACCGGGAAAACGAGAATGTACCCCCTCCAGCACTCCAAAACACAAGAGCCGGAGAAAGTCACACACCAAAGCATATAAAAAAGCAGAGATACCGCCGTTAATATCTCCACTTGAAATTATTTTATTTTTTCTGTGGTTTAATGCTCATCAGACAAAGCACAAAGCATTAAACAATTATTATTTTATTTTGTTTTTCTTCCATCGTAAAAGGCTAACAAATACCCCTTACCCCTTTAATAAATGGTAAATTACTGTGGTAAATCACTATACAAACAATAGCAAAGAGCCGAAAAGCCTTGATATATAAGGGTTTTTCTTGCTTATTGGCTACATTGTATTAGTTAAGAATGTAAATAAAAAAAACATTTTATTATCATTTACACAGTTATAAACCCTCAATATATGGGGGTCAATGCTGGGGGTTAATGGGTCAAGTCTATAAAACCCCAAAAAACAGAATTGATTTAGGGGTATTTTAACCATATCACAGAGGGGCAGGGGTCTTTTTATTCGCCCTCTTTATCTGCCTTAATTGCAGCCAATGCACCGGCTAAATCAAAGCCTTTGTTTTCTCTGTTATCCTCAATGGTAATATTCTGATTGCCTTTACCCAAAGAACGATTAAGAACACTGTTTACCGCTTCAAGTTTTGACCTTGTATCTTTATCACTTTCGGCTACTTCCCATAGTTTATGTGCGGCATCAAGGGATTTACTATCAAGATATTGGATAGCCTGTCTTTTAATTTCGTCTGTCCGTTTCTGCAAGGCTGCCTGAAATTCATCTTTCTTCATCCACTTATAAAGCGTATCTCTTGAAATTCCCAATTCCTTTGCAATATCGGTTCTTGTTTGTTCCCCTTTTATCAGCATTTCCACGCATTTTAACTGCTTTTTAGTAATTCTGGGTGAATAGATTTTCTTTCCAGAACCTTTTAAAATATCGTTGTTATCCAACATTTTACACCCTCCTTTCAGTGCTTGTATTTTTATTCACTATATATGCAGTTTTTAGGCTATTTTTGCATATATATTTAATATTTATTCATTATGGTATGCATAACGTGCATACACTTATTTTAATTAAAAATCTGATAACACAACTCAACAATATCATCCATAGATAATACTTGATTTTCCATACAATCCGGAAATGATATGTGTTCATTTAAAATATCGCTATATTTGTTTACGGCTTTTACAAATTCGCCACCTGTATAAACAGGGGTTTTCTTTCTCTTACCGATTTTATCAATCAGACAAATCATAATTACAGTGCCGCAAATAAGAGCCGTAATAATAATACCTTCCATTAGTCCAATTCTACGACCTTTCCAAAAATAGGCTTATCCAAAATTTCATTAAACTTAAATCCCATATCCCTATGGTTATTTTCTGAAATTCTTTGAGCCTCACAGAATGCCGCCATAACACAAACATCAACAATTTCATCAAGTGTTACAGTGCTACAAGTCTTTGTGTATTTAGCACCCGGAAAATATCTATTCAAAGATTTTTCTAAATCTGCAACAGTATAAACGGGGGTATCTGGGTCTTTCACAATATTATCATTAAAAGCATCAATAGCACTTTCAAGTGCTTTCTTTGCAATACTCAATTTAGTTAAAGTATTAGCCTGTTTTGCAGTAATCATTTTTTATCCTTCCTTTCGCATATTATCAAGTAAATATTTAAAAATTTCCGCTGCTTCATTTACTGTCAATGTTTCATTTCCCATATCAGCCGGAGCATTCAAAACACAATGCACGGAATCAGAAATTTTATCCATCATACATTCATACATTGCCGAACATCCCGCAACAAATGCAGCCTCCATATCTTCACAATTAAAACCGCCTTGTAAAAAATACTTTGCTTTCTTTTCCAGAATCAATTTAACAAGGCTTTGTGTAATGGTTTCAGCATCTTTCTTATTAACATTAAATTTTTCACAGTCAAAAGCAGTCTTAAAAACATTCATAAAATCCATTCTTGTATCATCCTCTTTAATTCTTATTTTCAGACCCACAGGGGTATTTTTTCTGTTATAGTCAAAATCCGATTTTTGCTTATCGGTCAAAAAGTCATTAACAACACTTGCAGCCGTTTTATAATCACAATCAAGTGTAAATTTCATTTCCGATTTAATTAAAGTTTGCTTTACTTCAATAACCGGTTGTTTCATTTCTTCATCAATAAACACATATAAAATAAAAGACTCTGGGAAGTTATTCACCAGAGCATTACCCATATACTTTTTAAATTC